TACACCTGCTTTTTTAGTAAGAAGAAATGCAAGTGTATCTGGTCAAACTGACAACACTTATTTCAAAATACAGTTCGATGCTGAAGATTATGATACAGATAGTATTTTTGACTCCACAACAAATTACAGGGCAACAATACCAAGTGGTAAAGCAGGCAAATACTTTGTTTATGCCACATGTCAATGTCACAAAGGTGCGGATACTAATTCTACTTTAAATCGAGGTTATCTTGCAATTTATAAAAATGGAAGTCTTCATACAGAATCACTTACATCTCTCGAGTCTAATCCAGGTAAAAGAATTCAAATGCATGTTCACGCTGCTTTAGATTTATCCGAGAGTGATTATATTGAAATTTATGCAGCGTCAGATGTCGATTCTGGAAATGCTAATATAAGAATTTCAAATAACAATACTTTTTTTGGTATGTTTAAGATAGGAGCATAGTATGAGTAGTATTTTAAAGGTTAATACATTACAAGACGGTGGTGGTAATGCTATAATTACTTCTGATGGTTCTGGTAATTTTACCATGACTAATGGTAAATTAACTGGACAAAACTACCCATCTTTTTTAAGCACTAGAACAAGCACTCAAACAATAGATGATGAAACTTCAACCACTGTTCAATTCAATAATGTTATTGTGGACACAAATAGTGGTTTTAGCACTTCTACTTACAAATATACAATTCCTACAGCTGGTAAGTATTATATATTTACAACTGTGCAAGCTAATTCACCAGGTAACACAGATGGCTTCGAAAGAATGCATTTAAAATTATTAAAAAATTCTGATGTTGTAATTGGTGAATCTTATTACGATCAAAGAAATAATCCAGGATTTTTTTCTACATTGGTTATTGTGAACACTCATGATTTATCGGCTAACGATACTATTTTTGTACAATGTTTTGTTGATGTAACTAATGGAGGAAGTAATCCACAAATACAAGGTGAGGCATCTCCAAGAGAAACTTGCAGTTTTGGTGCGTATAGGTTAGGAGCATAGATGGCAATAACAAGAATAGGTAACCCAGCAATTGCAGATCAAAAAGGCGTTAATTTTAGGAATATAATAATTAATGGTGACATGAGTATTGCTCAACGTGGGACTTCTAAAACTGGATTAGGAAATGGAGACGCTGGTTATCATACTTGCGATAGATGGAATTTTGGTGAAAGTGGTTCACCTTCCGCAGAGTTTACACAAACTCAATCAACTGATGTACCAACTGGACAAGGTTTTGCAACATCATTAAAGATGGATTGCACAACAGCTGATGCTAGTACAGGTGCTTCTAGTTTAATTTTTATTGGACAAAAAATTGAAGGTCAAAATTTACAATATTTAAAAAAAGGCACATCAAGTGCAGAAAGTCTTACACTTTCATTCTGGGTTAAATCAAACAAGACAGGAACTTATATTGTTAATTTATATGACAACGACAATACAAGAAACATATCAAAATCTTACACAATTTCATCAGCATCAACTTGGGAAAAGAAAACGATTATTTATGCTGGAGACACAACTGGTGCATTTGGTAATGATAATGGAGAAAGTGCTGTTTTATATTTTAATTTATTAGCTGGAAGTAATTTTACATCAGGCACTTTACAAACTTCTTGGGGTGCTTATAGTGCAGCAGATTACGCAGTAGGCCAAGTAAATTTAGCTGACAGCACAAGTAATGAATGGTACATAACTGGAGTTCAGTTAGAGGCAGGCCAAGTTGCAAGCGACTTTGAGTTTTTGCCTTTTGATGTAAATTTAGAAAGATGTATTAGATACTATACTGTATCACAAGAAGCTGCTCAATGGGGTGGTTTTGCTGCTGAGGATAGGAACGCAGTTTTTGGAGATAGATTATCGAATTATTCAAATGTACCTGTTAATCATAGGTTTCCTAAAAGAATGAGAACTGTACCAACAGTTACAACATATTCTTTAATAGGAACAAGTGGTGCTTGTTCAGATACAGGAACATCTGCTGGTAATCATAGTGCAGATGATCCCTGTAATACTGGAAGAGTATCTGAAAGTGGAATTGGTTATTTAACAAGTGTTACTAATGATGGTGGAGATGGATTGGCATTTCAATATGAAGCAGATGCGGAGCTATAAATATGATTAGTACAGTAGAAAAAGTATATGTAGATGGAAACTTTGAAAATTACAGAGTTACATTTGAAAATGGTAAAATCTCTAATGTACCACATAATACAGAAAATAGACACTATCAAGAAATTCAAGAATGGGCCGCAATAGAAGGCAATAACATTATCGATCCAGGAGCGTAATCATGCTTTTAGGTCATCAAGCTTTTTCTGAATCAGCTTTTTCTGAAATTTTTTTTAGTGCTGATGTTACTATTTCTACCAATTTAGCAAATATAAATTTAAATGATGTAACTGCAAAAGCAGGAGCAAATTCTGTAATTACAGGTCAACAATTAAATTTATCACAAAGTAATATTAGTATTTTTGCAGGAGCAAATGCAAGTATAACTGGTCAACAAAATCAAAGTGCAATTTCTAATGTAATTATATCAGGACAATCTTTAACTAATATAACAGGTCAACAATTATCTATCGTTTCTAATAATATTACAGTTGCAGCACAGTCTGTAGTTAATATTACACCTAATTTAATTAATATAAATTTAAACAACATATCTATAACCGCAACAGCTTTAACTCCTATTACAGGAGAATTTTTACAATCTACTGTAAACTCTTTTGCAGTTTCTGCAGGTGGAGCAATTACTATTAATACTCCTACACTTGAAGCAAACGTAGAAGTATCTAATGCATCAGTAGGTATTGCAAGTTTTGTAGCAATTACTGGCGATGAAATAAATACATTTACTGGAAATGTAAGCATTAGACATGATCAAATTTTAAGTATTTTAGGTCAAGAATTATCATCTCTAATAAATAATACAAATATATCTGCAGGAGCTAATATAACAGTTTCTGGTTCAGAGATTACTATACCTTTAAATGATATTATTCTTTCTACAAATAATTTTTTAAATATATCAGGAAATGAAATAAATACAAGCATAAATACTTTAAGATTTTGGGATCCTATTGTTGATCCTAATTCTGAAAATTGGACAAACATTACAAGTAATAATAATGTAGAAACATGGACTAATATATTATCAAATACAAGCGTAGAAACATGGACAAACATATAGACAATTCTATAAATATGAATATATTAATTTTTTAAGGAGTTTAAATGCCATCAACATTTTCTACAGATTTAGAATTAGAATTACAAGCTTCAGGTGAAAATTCTGGAACTTGGGGTACTAAAACCAATACAAATTTAGAATTAATAGAACAAGCAATATCAGGTGTTGAATCTATTGCATTGTCAAATACTGATGTAACATTATCAATGAATCAACAACAAGAATCAAATGCAAGAAATATGGTATTAAGTTTTACAGGGACATTAACATCTAATGTTAATGTAAACTTTCCTGCAAGTAGAGAAAAATTTTTTACAATAATAGATAGTACAACTCATGCTAATAACACTTTAACTTTCAAAGTAACAGGTAACAGTGGTTTTTTATTAGCACAAGGTAACAAATATATATGTCATAGTGACGGCACTAATATTGTAAAAGATTTAGAGTTTAAAAATTGGAGAGCAATAACTTCTTCAGAAACAGTTCAAGCAGGATCTCAATTATTAGTTGATACATCAAGTAATACAGTTACTGTAACTTTACCAGCTTCTCCATCTGTTGGTGATGAAGTAAGTATAATAGATAGTAAATACACTTTTGATACAAATAATTTAACAGTTGATCGTAATGGATCAAATTTATTAAATGGTACTTCTAATTTAACAGTTGCAGTTGAAGGTGCTGGTTTTACATTAGTTTATGTTAATGCAACAGTAGGATGGACGTATAAGGAGAAATAATAAATGGCAACATATGAATCTACAAGATATTCAGCGTCAGGTGTAAAAACAGGAACTATTATTTCTTATGGAAGTAATACAGCTCCTACAGGTTTTCTAGATTGTGATGGATCAGCTGTTTCAAGAACAACATATGCATCTTTATTTTCAGTAATTGGAACTACTTATGGAACAGGCGATGGTTCTACTACATTTAATTTACCAGATTTACAAGACAAAGTTGCTTATGGTAAATCAAGTTCAGTTGCAATAGGTAATACTGGAGGAAGTTCTACTCAAACTCCTTCTGGAAGTATCTCTGTAACAGTTGCTAATAAAACTTTAACAACTTCTACAATTCCATCACATAATCACCGTGAAGGAGGTCACAGTGAATTTGGTAGTACAGGTAGTATATCAGCACATTTAAGAAATACAGGAGCTGATAATAATGGTAAAAGATTTTTAACAGCAAACACAGGTGGTGGTGGATCACATAATCATACAGGTTCAGGTTCTTTTTCTGGTTCATCTATGTCTGTATTACAACCGTATGTATCAACAAATTTTTGTATAAAAACTTAGGAGAAAAAAATGAAAATTACTTTAATAAAAGATGATAAAACAATTATAAAAAACAATAAATCTTTTGTTGGTATAGAAGACAATTCTTTTTGGTCTAATTTTAATGATGTACATGCTATTCAAATAGATGATGAAAATAATTTAAATGAGGTTGAACTAGCAAACGGTGGAACTAGAGAAGCAAATCAAGAGGAAATAAATTTAATAAGTGAAAGATTTGAAAAAGTTGAAGAAGATTTACAAAAAGAAAAAGATGATTATTTTAATACTTGGGAAAGAGTAAAAAGTCAAAGAAACACTTGGTTATATACAACTGATACAATAATGGTAGAAGATTTTCCAGTTTCTTCTTCTTTTAAAGAAAATATAAAATCATATAGAAACAGTTTGAGAGATTTACCAAATACATACAGTTCCAATGAACCAAGAACGATTACATTTGATGAAAATGGAAATGTTTCTGTAAATAATAGTATTGTAATTAATTACCCAAGTAATTAAAATGATATGTTACAAAAAACTTAAATGTTAGTAAATGCCATTAACTCAAATAAATTTTATTCCCGGTATAAATACT